CAACTAATTTATTTATATTAACTGTTTGTTTTGATATACCCATTAATAAATCACATGATTCATAAAATGCTTTATTGTACATAGGAGCTGGGTAATCATCCCAGATATTTAGATAGGTTATTGGACATGTTTTTCTTATTTCATGTTCCATATTGAATACCCAAGTAAAATATCTAGGGTCAGTAATAAGTAAAATAGCATCAGGTTTTTCTGTAGCTAATGCTTGTCTTAGAATATCGGGTGTACCATATCCATTTACACACCAAAGAAATACACTAGCGTCTTTAATACCTGCTTGTTTAGAACAATCAGCACTAATATCAAGTCGTTTTCCTTGATCTGGATGTTTAACTGCTCCAGCCATTTGCACCCAATTATAGTGATGACAAGTCTTCATAACTATTTCTTTTCCAACCGTAGCTACACCTGAGTGTACCCTTATATCATCAGTGATTAATAATATTTTCTTCCTTTTCTCTTTAGGAAGATACTTATAACTTTTATTCATTTAATTTTCTTGTTTAAAGTTCTATATTTGTTTGGTTTGTAATCTGTTTACGAAAATTTTCGTCTGTTAAGAACAAAAATATTGAACGATCTGCTAGTTTTTGAAATGAGAATTTTCTCTTAACACACTCAATTTTAAAATTTTCGAATAGATCAGCTTGAACTTTTACACTTGTTAGTGTCATTGGTTTTTTGTTTGCCATAATCTTAATTATTTAATAACATTATATTTGGTTATACATATATGTAAATATATAAAAATAAATATCTAAGTCCAAATTGTTTGGCATTGTCCACATTTACAAGGGTATTTTTGGTCTTTAATTTCTCCGTTTGAATTAAACACTTGGCTTATAAATTCTAATATAGCATTTTTTGCTTTATTTACTTTTATTTTACCACTTGCTGGCGAATATTCTTGTATTCGTTTTTGGGGCCAATCGCTTTTTTCCCAGATTTTTCTTTTTACTATAAAATATTTAATATCAATTTTATCTAAAGGAATACCATACTGTTCAGAAAAGTATTGCTTATATAATATTAATTGGAATTGTTTATCTTCATCTTTTTTGATTCTGTCATTCCAACCACTAGTACTTGTTTTAATATCAATAATATCAAAAGTATCAGTAGCTTCGTTATATAATACCACATCTAGATAACCCATATAGAAGATATTATTTAACATTTTATTCGGTCGATTTAAAATTGGTAATTCAATACCAACTAAATGGGTATTTCGTTTAGAAAAATAACCCCCTACTTTCTTTTTAAAAAATTCAAGTATTGCAACACCATCTTCAAAAAACTCCCTCATTTCTTCAGCTGATGAGAAGTGAGTGTTTTTATTTGATTTATATTGTTTTTTATATTCCTCCATTAAAGATGTTTGAAATATTTCGACTAAGTCTATTTCATTAGCTTTAACTTTAGATTTTTCATAAAATACTGATAGATAATGTTGTATTGTTTCGTGGATAGCAATTCCAAAAATCATATAAATGTTAGGTTCCCTTTGTGGAATTTTATCTTTATAATGTAATTTCCATTTATGTGGACATTGTTTATACATTGTCAATTGAGAATAAGAAATATTCTTTTGAAATGAATAATCTATGTT